TGATAACCTTAGTGTAGAAATCAAAGATGCCAAAGAACTATTTGATAAAAGATTTGATAAACTAGATAACCGTTTGTGGTGGATTGTGGGTATTGCATTAACCACACTGATTGGTGTTGTTGTGGGTGCAATGTAATGGCAGTTCCACCAAAAGAACTACAGGATGCAGCACGCAAAGCTCTTGAAACACGCAGAGAACTAGCGCCTAGCGCCCGTGCTGGTACACCTGTGGGATTGGCCCGCGCCAGAGATATTGCAAATGGCGCAGACCTAAGCCGCAATACTCTATTGCGTATGCACAGTTATTTGAGTAGAACTGAAGAAGAATATAAAAGAGCAAGGTCACAAGGTAAAGACATTACCAATAGCAAGCAGATCCTTGCAACTTATCTTTGGGGTGGTCCCTCAGCATTGGCTTGGGTGCGCCGCCAACTTAATATAACCTAACCAACCAAACCAAACCAATTTCTATAAAAGGAAACCCCCCGGTCTGTTGTACCGGGGGGTTAAATTGTGCGGCGTATGTTTACCTGTTTAGGTTGGAGGCCTACAGAAAGAAACATAAGTTGCACTATGGCAGATGCATGAGGAATGATAATGGAGTATCAATGCCGCACACATATATTTAGTAAAAAGCGTCAAAATCACCTGTTTTAGTGGTGTTTTCACACTTTCATGATAAGTATGTATGGAGGCTACAGAAATTAAAACATTTCTGTATTCTCCAAAAAATTATTTAACACATAAGGTTGGTGGGCCAGTTTGTAATACCACTGTGGAAAAAGTCCCCTGAGAAGGACACACGTAACATAATGATCCACCCCCATTGCGGCAGCAATTATCCTGAAAGGGAAGCGGGTTTGAGAGTGAGAACTAGGATACTCAACGGGTTGTTATAGCATGAATGTTAACATGCGGCAACACTCACATAATGCATAAACAGGCAACATATAAGGTAACGCAGTTGCTAGTGCTGAAAAGCATGCCACGGCAGGTAGGGAATGAGCGTGAGGTCCCTTGCATTGAGTGTATAAACAAATACCTGCGTCCTTCCAGACTAGACGGCTAATCATCAAGTCTTTTTTAAAAGGAACCTTGCAACAGGTTCCTTCTGACTGCCACTTGCTATCATCAAATCTACAACATTACTTGTTTAATTACACGTATTTGAAGAAATAAAAGCAATGCGTAGTGAATACGGAGCAATTGCTTTTATGATTCAAACTGCTAGATGCGTAGCAGATGGCAGATGTATTAAACTTTCACTTGACAAATAATTAAATTCATGTATAGTATGATTATGAACAAAAATATATACAACTACAAACATGTAACTGAGTACATTTTACCAGTAATTGATAGAACTAAATTTGCATATGACTTTGCTATAGCTATAGGTGATAAGCAATCATATGTGGATAAATTTCTAGGTGATCAGTTCAATCAAATTATAACTGATGTAGTCTATTACAGAGACACAGCTAAGTCATATAAAAATATATCCCATATCAAATATCCTAGATTATGGAATGCCTATTGCTTCACTTATTGGAGTAAATGGCATTTGGATCAATCAACTATTGATCAATGGGGTTATATCAAATGGAAAGATGAAATGGGCTTTGCTCCAACTGCTATTGACTCAGGTCATGATGCATATGAACGCAGTTACATTACTGCAAGTTCAGAACCAAAATATCATGAATGATTGCTGGCTTTACTGGTAGTGCTTACAAATTGATTTAATTTTTCTGCTTGAATAATTATTTCTTCTGTACCAGGCATTTCTTCTGGTTTGGTGGATCTAGCACTTAATATGTCACGTGCCAGCTTTAGTATTTCTAATCTTATTTCAAATGGACTCATAACTCATATTTATCTATAAAATAGTGGTTGACAACTGCACTAAAGATGCTATTATATGTGTATAGTAAAAACAAACAGGAAATTACTATGCGTATATTTTTAATTGCTTTGGCTTTTATTGCAGATCCGGCGTATGCAATTAATCATCATCAACCTCCACAGGGTGTAAGTGTAAATTATGTTGATAGAGAATTATGCAGTGATCTAAATTATGCTTTGATGAATCAAAGTAACCTAAGTGCATTTGATGCTATTTGGTATAAAAACAGCAAAAATGAATATGTGTCATTTCAATGTTTTCATTTAGAATATGACAAAGAAAACATACAATACAGTTACAGTATTATCTATACTGCATCAGATGCTACAATTAAGAATCAAATTAAATTACAACGTCAGCTCAAACAATTTAAACATGATATGAAGTTAAAACGCATGGAAAATTCAGGATTTTTATAAATAAAATTGAAGGGGTGGTACCCTTCAACTTCATAAAAAGAAGGTTGTGATAAACCCCAATACTTAACTGTATTGGGGTTTTTCTTTTTTAAATATTAACTATGAATCACAAACAATTGCAAGAAATAGCTAGAAGAAAATTAGATTGGGGAACCAAAGCAGACACCAGAATTGTGCAATATGTGGCAATTCATGATCTCACACTAAAGACTGAGCCACTTACTGATGCTGACGTAGCACAGTTAGAACATTTTATCAACAGCAGTAACTACACACTTAAGAACACAGTTTATCATGCTAACAGCATAATCAGTCCAGTTACCACAAATATAAAACTGCACAAAATCACAGTTAAAAACAGTTAAAAAATACCATTACGCTAAATAGTAGTGCAATACAGAAAGCACCGCTTTCTGACCTACACTCAAAAAGTGAGCATGACAATGAGCAAAACTAATCCCACTACCCCAAAGAGAGATCCCAACCGCGCCCGTAAAATGGGCACCAAGACGGTTGAGGGTGTAGTTGTGGGCCGAGACAAAGCAATTATCCCACCAGAAGAAGTTTACAAGCTAGCACAGATTGGCTGTAAAGATATTGAAATAGCAGATTGGTTTGGTATTGATTCAAATACGCTGAGATATAACTTTAGCGCAGAACTCACAAAAGGTAGGGTAGCACTTAATATTAGCCTACGCAGAGCACAAATCAATACCGCACTTAATGGTTCAGCAGTGATGCAAATTTGGTTAGGCAAGCAGTACTTGGGACAATCAGATTCACCAATCAACCTTGATGAAAATCAAATCCTACCATGGATTACACAAAGAGAAAACAATGAAGATTCTACGGATGTGTAAGACCTAAATGTAATGTGCGTTACGGTTAACACAAGGGAGGTTAACGTGATTCAGAGATTAAAAATCCCGCATTACATTTAGGCAGCTTTTTTTAACAGGAGATATAGATATGAAGGAAGTGTTAAACAAATTAAATCAAGACAGCAGTCATCACACATTGGGACTAAACACTTTTAGTTTACTCAGTGCTGTGTTAACTTGGGCTCATCTTACAGATCATCTAACTTGGTGGGCATTTCCCATTACATTGATTTGTATCTTTGTGGGTTGGGGCACTGAAATTAAATCACGTGATACCAAGAAAAGCAAAACACTAAGTTTCTAATTAACAGCAGTTAATTGATGTTAGATATTATTCCAATACACAGCAAAGACAATCACACTTATTGGGTAGATGCTACTGATAAGTTGTATATTCAACGCCTGCGTAATGGACAATATCAAGGACATAATTGGCAGTTTGCACAAACATTAATTAAACAATACCGCAATGCTATTGACATTGGCAGTAACAATGCCTGCAATGCTATCCACTATGCAAAAAGATTTAATCATGTGCTGTGCTTTGAACCAACAGGTGTAACACAAACATTATGGAAAAATACTGTTAGAGATAACAATGTAGCCAATGCCACGCTGTATACCACTGCACTTGCAGAAAAAGCCTATGCCACAGAAATTGTATTGTTTAAACATAACCTAGGTCATAATCATTTAGAAAATCAATACTATTGGGATCCTAGTAGAACAAGGCGTAGAACCAGAGCTACACAAGCAGTTCAATGTGTTACGCTAGACAGTTACAATTTCTCAGATATAGATTTTATTAAGATAGATGTTGAGGGTTTTGAATTGAATGTGCTTAAAGGTGCTGTGAATACTATTAGTGCTAATAGACCTGTATGCCAATTGGAAATAGTAGAACACCAATGCAAATTATTTTATTATACGCCACAGGATCTATTTGATTATTTTAATAATTTAAATTATGTTGCAGTATGTAGAAAGCGCGGAATCATTAATGAATACAGTCCTTTCAAAGGCTGTATGGATTATTGGTTTGTGCCTAGAGAACATTTATGCAGTTAACACCGCCACAGCAGACTATCAGTGATTGCGCTAGCCGCTTCCGCGTAGCAGCCTGTGGCAGACGTTTTGGTAAAAGTTATCTCAGTATAAATGAAATGGCCAAATATGCACGCCATCCAAACCGCAGGATACTTTATGTTGCTCCAACTTATAGACAGGCTAAAACAGTTATTTGGGATGAACTTAAAACACAGCTCATCCAACGCAACTGGGCTAAAAAGATCAATGAAAGTGATCTTTCAATACGCCTTATTAACAACAGCATTATTACTGTGCGTAGTACTGACAGCTATGACAATCTGCGTGGCGGCAAGTATGACTTTATTGTATTGGATGAGTGCGGTGATATCCATAACCAAGCATGGTATAGTGTATTGCGGCCAACGCTGTCAGACACTGGTGGACATGCTCTTTTCATTGGTAGCCCCAAAGGCCGCAACTGGTTCTATGACCTCTGGATCCAAGCAGGAAACACTGAAGATTGGAGTAGTTTCCAGTTCACCACGCTTGATGGTGGAAATGTCCCACAGGAAGAAATAGAAGCAGCCAAACGTGACCTAGATGTAAAAACATTTGAAGCTGAATACCTAGCACAGTTTGTTACTGATACTTCAGTTATCTTTTACAGCTTTACTGAAGAAAATATCAAACCCTACACTGATTTATTGCCAGATGTTGGTGCGCTGCACGTAGGCATTGACTTCAACGTGAATCCAATGAGTGCAGTGGTATGTGTCAAAGGCAAAGATTGGTTACATGTTATTGATGAAATAGAAATATACAGCAGTGATACCAATGAACTAGCACAGGAAATACGCAGGCGCTACGGTTATCAACGTCAAATATTAGTTTATCCAGATGCCAGTGGTGCAAAGCGCACTACCAACAGTCCCGGCATAAGTGATCATATCATATTACAAAATGCAGGATTCAAACTACAGGTAGATCCAACTAATCCTCCTGTTGCTGAAGCCATTGCCAGTGTTAATGCACTATTCTGCAACACAATGGGACAACGCCGTTTGTTTATAGATCCAAAATGTAGAAAACTGCGTGAATGCATTCTTAAGTATAGCTATAAATCAGGCACAAGAATTCCAGACAAAGAATCAGGATGGGACCATATGGCAGATAGTTTGCGCTATGTGTCACATAGACTGTTCCCATTAAGAGTTTTACCACAAACAACATTTGTGGGATCATTACAAAGAAACATAGGGAGAATGGTATAATGGCAGGTAATAATTTTTCTCCTATACAAATTAGAATTGCAGAAACGCTTGAAGATAAACGCATAGCCAATGATATGGTTGTGCAATATCACAGTTATGTTAAAACACCGCGTGTGGTAGGCCGTTGCATAAAATATATTATTGCATATGATAGCATGGACATTGCTACCTTTTGGTTAGGCAGTGGATTCAAACCTACACCTAAAAGCATTTTAAAATATTTTAATGTTTCACAAAAAGAATTTGACAAGATGTTCAATGAAGTAGCAGATAACAAAAGATTCTGCATTATTGCTAATCCTATACCTAACCTAGGCACACAAATATTAAAACAAATCAGATCTAGAGCAAAGCTGGATTGGTATAACAAATATAAGAATGATTTGAAAGCAATTGTTACTACTATTGGCAATGGTAAAAAAGGCAGCGTGTATCTTGCAGATAATTGGGTTGGTATTGGAGAAACAGCCGGATTGCCCAAAGACAAAAAAAGTCTAAGTCTAAAATGGGACAGCAAAGAAACTATTGCAGATAGATATACTAAGCCAACAGGTGAAGATAAGAAAATTATTTTAATTACGGATAGGATTTAGACATGAATAACAGTTGGCACGGAGGCAAGGGCAGTAAACCACGCCCCATAGAAGACCGTAAACAGTTTGAAGATAACTGGGATAATATTTTTAAAAAGAAACCGGAGAAACGCAATGAGCAAAAAAGGTCCACCCGCAGAAGGGTCAAGCCAATGGAAGAAGAATGAAAAGATTATCAACAGTAATCCATTCTTACGCAAGTTGAGAGACAAAAGCCATGGCCATAGTGGTAGTATAGGCAGCACAGGTGGATGGACACCTAGCCAAGCCTATAAAGACAACTATGATGCAATTTTTAGAAAAGAGTCTAAAGATGAAGAATAAAACTGTAATGGCAGAATTCAATTATGAATATGATGCTAAAGGCTATCAGGTTCACCGTGCGTGGCCCTGTGCTGATAAAACAGATGGTGAAATAATTGTAAAAGGCCATGCGTACAAAACAGGCGCACTAGGCTATAGATATGTAGTAGAGGATAAAAGCTATGAAGAAATTATCAAAGAAGCAGCAAGCAAGAGCAGTGAGATTGCAGAAGAAAAGGACCCTGCACAATCTATCCCGCAAGGGTAAATCATACAAGGGTCCTAGATTTATACAACCGGTTGAAACTAAATCTACAGCTGAAACACTAACGTTTTAATTTCCTAAGACGTTTTAGTGCGTCTTCCAGTGTAAAGTATGTGGCGGTAGATGTTTTATTATGGCGTGGTAAGTCACGCCAATCATGGTCTACTCTTTTGGCACCTTTATTCCAACCACCTTGTCCTTTTAAAGCTTCATCACAATAGGGCGTACCATAGGTTTTTTCACGCACCATAACGCTGACTGGATGTAGACCTAATTCATCTGCAATTTCACCCAGCGTTTTATTATATCTCTTTTCCCAATGACTGGGCCTTTTACGCCGTTGAAATGGCGTGCCAAAATTCATAACACGCATATGTATAGCACTAACACTGGTCTCTTCAACCAGTGCTAGTTCATGTGCAGTGATGCCCCATTTGTTTAGAAATTCAGTTTCATCTCTGTGAAATTGTGTGGGTTTGCGTGGCATATATGCTCCTTAAAAATCACAATGATCAGTTAACAACATGGCTAACTGCCAGCTTTGACTGCGGGTAAATGGTTGACCTTTGCGTGCCATTACTTCAACGCCCTGCACAAAATTTAAATCATATTGACTTAAATTTCCGCCATTGCAATATTGATAGCGCAGAATATTAGCACAGACCTTAACTAATTCAGCATCTTTGCATATGCTGGCCATTTTATTACCAATGATGTGATATTGTTTGCTGTCCTGCCAATTAGGATGCGTTTTTTTGCACATGCCCATATTGGCTAATCTTTTATAGTAAGATAAAAATTCAATTACCTTATTGATATCATAACCTGTGGGATTGATATCAGCAAACTGTACGTCTTTGTGAACATATGTTTGTTTGATTTTCATTTTACTCTCCTCTTAACAGCTGACGCAACTGTTCCATTTGTTCATGTGCAGAAGGTCTAGTGTTAGAGGCCTTATACTTGCTGATGATGTCACTGATTGTTTCTTTACTTGATACAGTGGGATGATCCACATCTGCAAATCTATCTGTGAGTGCATCTGTGTAATGTGAAGGCAATACATTCAACTCAATATAAAAATTTGGACCTGTATCTGCCCATTCATAATTGCTGCCCCATGCTTGAATTCTATCCAATACACTTTCTAATTCATGCTCATAAACTTTAATTTGAACTTTCATTTTGATATCTCCATGGTTGTAAGCAAAACTGTTGCTTACATTTATTTATACATCATTAAATAAAAACATAGCAAAAGTGGCGTAAAATGCTTCAAAATAAATATCTTGCATAAATAGTATGGGTGATTGAACATGTTAAACTCCTAAATTTAATTTACGCTGATATCTTGCCATCTCAGTTGCATCAATCACCCACCCTTTACTAATAGAGACTTATGGAGCAATATGAGTAAATCACCCTATATCACTTTTATTACAACCACCAATAGTCTCTATGACAGATATGAAGCAGACTGGAAGCTGTGCATCAACAGCTATTATGGTGGCGTTGAATATAAGAATGGTAGATATCTAAGAGCCTATCTCGGTGACACCAACGCACCAGGTCAAACCATTAGCAGTTATATTACTAATGCAGATGGAAGTGTTGTTTCAAAAGTAAAAGCCAAAGTAGAATATGGCACTAGTGCCAATGACACAGACCGTGGTCAGGATCTACTTAATGGTGGCTTTTATAGGGAAAAATTAGATAACACACCACTGTATAATTATGTAAAACTAATTACCAGTGAATATAATGCTATTCTTTTCCGCAATCCTCCACAGCGCACATTGCCTGATACACCAGAAGTAAATGCATTTGTTGATGATGTAGATGGAGAAGGTAACTCAATAAATGAGTTCATGAGTCAAGTGGATATCATGACCACTGTATATGGTGTATGTCATGTAAGCTGCATCAAGCCCATTGGCAGTGATGTGCCAAAATGGCGCATACACAGTCCTTTAGAAGTTACCAATTGGCAATACAAATATAATCTAGATGGTAATTTAGAATTACATAAAATTGTTATTGTAGTTGAAAAATCAGATGTACACACAGTATACCGTTTGATAACTCCATTAACCATTGAAACAGTTTTTGTTGGTAAAGATGATTCATATCTACCACCAATTGATGATCCCAGCTTAGAATTAGTTGATGATTACACATATAGAATTGTGCAATCCAATGAGCTAGGCTATATTCCCGTACAAACATTTTATCAAAGCACTAAAGTCTATAACAACATTGGTACAACCATTATCCAAGACGTAGCGCAAATACAGCGCAGCATCTATGGTGACATGGCAGAAGTATATGCAGCCATTACATATGGTAGCCATCCTACACTGGTAGTTGATGAAAATACAGCAATGTTGAACAACGGTGAAGTAGGTGCAGAACCAGGCAGCGTAATTAAAGTACAAAGCAGCTTAACTGGTGAGTCATCCTACACATATGAATTTAAAGCTCCTCCCTTGGATGCTATTACAGAAATCAGAGAACTTGTTGATAACAAAGTTCAAAAGCTAAGTCAAATTTCCATGTTACGCAGTGAAGACCTAGTCAAAGCAGCTAACAGTGGTGTTCAACTTGAAATATATGATGACAAACTCAGCGCATTGATACGCCGCAAAGCAACTAACCTAGAGAATGGTGAAGCTAAACTTTGGGATATTTGGTTTGATTGGCTGAACATGATAAAGCCTAAAGATTTTAGTATTAGCTATAACCGTCAATATAATAGACGTGCGCTTGAAATAGAAATCAAAGAAATTGATATGCTAATGGGCGCACTAGAACGCTATGAAGCAATGTTTGGTGAAAAAGAATCAGAAGAAGAAGAATCACCAGAAATGGAAATGGAAGATTCTGAGGAATATGCCAATGGTGCAAGTTGCCCAGCTGCCACACAAGATGTTGCACTAAACCTTGCCAACCGCCAACATGCCATTGATACCGCAAACTATGGTCCTCTAAACCCCGCGCAGCCCAATGAAGACTTTTGGCAGCGTTTAGCAGACAAGTGGGGCGTTAGTGTTGAACAAGCCAAACAATCACGCTGTGGGAATTGCGCTGCATTTGTGCAAACATCAAAAGTGTTGAGCTGCATTGAAGGTGGCCTTGCTGCCGGTGGTGTCACTGGTGGTGAATGGGACACAGTTGCAGCCGGTGACTTAGGTTACTGTGAAGCATTTGACTTCAAGTGCGCCAGCAGCAGAACCTGTGACGCATGGGTTACAGGTGGACCAATCACAGATGCTAATGCACCTGCAATGGAATCAGAATCAGAAGAATATTCAGCTGAAGAACGGGCAGAAGAAGCCGCAGAAGATGCTGAAGAACAAGAAGATAACAAGTTTAAAACAGAATTCCGTAACAAGATACGGGAGAGATTAAGGCAGTTGTTGAATAGTTCAACCACTGACAATGGTTTCTAAATATCTTGACATAACCACGCTAACTCTAGCGAGAAACAGGAGAAGTTTATGAGTGATGAGCTCGTAGTAGGTACGCCAGTTGCAGGTGAGAATGTGCAGCCAGTCAATACAGCTACTGATGCGGAAGCAAATGCAGAAGCAGGAAAGTCTGAGAAAGGTGCAAATCCCAAAGTGGAATTGCGTGAAGGTAAAATGTTTGTTGATGGAGTCCGTGTGTATACACGTGATGACACCAACAGAATTGCAGCAAGAGCCCAGGAAGATGCTAAAACACGCTTGCTAGGTGAACTTGAAGTAGATAATTTTGACCAAGTAAAAAAGGTTGTAAAGAGTCTACAAGGTCATGAAAATGGTGACTTGAATTTTGCCAGCTTACGTGATGCTGTAAAGAAAAAAGAGCAAACAGTTGAAGAACTTAGAGCAGAATTGCAAAGAGTTAAAACAGATGCTGCTCTTAAAGAACACATTGGTCAGATATACAACAGTATGCCTGGTCAATGGAACGCTGAACAAAGATCAGCAGTTGTGGACCTCATGAAGGCACGCAACATGCTGCATTTGGAAGGTGAAACATTTGCCATACGCAATGGTGATAGTTTCCTAACACAGGATGGTGAAACACCAGACTATGCAGGAGCAGTCACACTAATTGGTAAGACCCTAGGTCTGCCAATGGCTAAAGCAGGAGTTGCAACATTTGACGCAGCTGATAAGAGTCCTTTAGAAGGCGTATCCAGCAAGTTAGTTGATCAAAACAAACTGGCTAAGGATCCGGCTTATAGAGCAGCTTATATTCAGGTGCGTGATAAAAACAGGAATCTCAGCAGAAGTGAAATAACAGATGCTATGGTCCGTAAACAATTAGAAAGCCACAGAATGGGCTCATTTGCTGAAAGAAAATTAACAGGCGGTGTAGCTCAGGCTTCAGTAACAACTAAAAACAGGAGATAAAAAATGGCCACAACAACCAGTGGAATTTCAGAACTGTATGAAGATGTTGTTGCGGATTTAATGCCATACTATGACAACGCAGTATTGCTTCCAAATCCCAGTATCATCATGAATACTTTTAACATCAGCGGCGCCCTAGGTAATACGGTCCGCGTGCCAAAAATGAACGCTTTTGGCGTAGCTAACGTCAGCATTGCTGATAACGCTTCAATCCTAACTGCACAGGGTACACAAGGTGACTTTGACCCAACAGCAGTTAGCATCACTGTGCTCAAGCGCGGTGCTGGTACACTAGTATCAGAAGAATCACTAGAAGATGGTGGTTTAGCAACAGTACGTCAGGCAGTTCTAACACGCCTATCACGTTCACTTGCTCAGTCAACAGACGTAGCAGGTTTCCGCATTGCTTTCACAGGCGCAGAAACAGCACTAACAGATATTGCCAACGTTTCAGGTATTGGCATGGATGGTTATGCTGCTGCTGCTCTAACAGGCGCAGACCTTTCAATTGTTATGAGCCCAGAAGCACTAGCATACGCTGTAAAGCGTGAGCCAGTGATCAAGATGTTCAATGACGTTGACAAGGACAACTACCAGATGGTAGCAACAGTACGTAACGGCTTTGTGCGTGTATACGCAGACATGATCCGTGGTATTGCTGCTTCTAACGTAGCTGGCGCTGCTGCAAACATCAGTGCAAGTTTAGACCAGTTCTCAACTTCAGTTGCAAACCTACGTGCTGCTAATGCTCCAACAGACGCAGCTGGTTTCTACATTGCCGCAGTAACACCTGTGCATGAACTAGCACTAGCCAAGCAGTTAAACCAAGTTGGTATTTCAACTGGCGCAGTTGGTGCACTAAGTGACATTGGTAACCAAGCATTGCTAGATGGTCTCATTGGCCAGGCAGTAGGCTGCAGATTCTTCCGCAGCAACAACCTACCAAAGAACCTAGCCACAGCTTAATTGAATAGGGGATAAGTCATGGCATTCATAACATCAGGTGGAACAGTAATTGCTTACGCAGAAGCATCTGACGTGAAAGATAAAGACCAACGTCTGTTTGAACAGAATGAGGTCAACTTCACTGACGTACCTGATGCGCCAGGTTCCTTAAACAATTATATTGAAGATTTAACACAAAAGAGCACAGCACGGATCAATCAAAAGATCCGTGCTAGTGCTCAGTGGAGAGAATATTTGGGTATTGCTGGTGCTGGTTATTCAGACATCAACAATATACCTGATTTCAATCCCAGTTTAATCCTTGCTAGAAAAAGTGATTTTACTGACATGTGTTGCTATTATACACTCAAAGAATATCTGCTACCAAAAGTAGCAGACTTTGGCAATCCTGAAAGTGCAGAAGTTCAAAAAATTAAATACTTTGAAAATAAATTCAATGATTTGTTTCAAGAACTGTTAGCAATGATGGATTGGTATGACAGTGACGCCAGTGGTGCTGTAACAGATGGTGAGAAGCGTACACGCTTTGAACTTACACGCAGAACCAGAGGGCGCCGTTCAATAAGTTGGGTAAGATAAAATGGCTATAAGAGATACATTACTTGCAAATCTAACCACAAGCCTATCAGGCAGCAATGTTACTATTAGTAGTGAGTTGCCGTTTGAAGCTGGTGGTATAAGATTATATGATAAGAACATGAAGAAGTTGTATCTATCCTATGATAGAACCGCAATGACTGAAATGTTTAATACATTAAGTCCTGCAACAGATGTATATCAAAAAGAAATAACATTGAATGCATATTTTACTGTAGATGCAAAGAATCAACCCAGTGACATAGACACAGTTGTTTCTAGAATATTGAACAGTAGATTAAGTGTATCAAACTGTCATTTAAATGAATGCACAGTTTCAAATGATACATTTGATGACAAAATCACCTATACTTTTGAGTATAGATTTTTAACACTATAAGGAGAACCAAATGGCATATATTGCAGTAAATGATACAGCTAACTTTGTACGTTTGGATATCAATGCTAGTGGAACTTTTGCCAATGCCAACGCCGCTATGGCCCAGGTTGCTAACGTAGTAAACATTCCCGCTCTCACAGACGTGACTGTTTCTGCCTCACCTGGTACCTTTAGATGGCAGCAGCTAGACAGCCTAAGTGAATATGTTGTAACAACACCATCAACCAATGAAATTTCATTGACACTGGTATTGGATGACACTTCATTCTATACAGGCGCAAACAGTACCCCTGGTATTTTTGCCATAACAAACAATAAAACATTAACATACTTCCGTCTATACTGGGCTGGTGCCAGCACCGGTGATAGATACATTGAAGGTTCAGGCTATCTAACAGCCTTAGCCCCAACTGTGAACCCAGGTTCACCAGTTTGGACATCACCTTTAACTATCTCAGTTACAGGTGACTTTGTAACAGGAACTAAGTAAATGACTAACGCTTATAGGGGGGAAACCCCCTATAAGTTTATTAGTAGGAGAACAATATGAAGTTTCACCCTAAACATCATAGAGCTTTTGAATCATTGATCCGCAAGGATGAAGATGATCAATGGATCTGGCAGGGTAGTGTAGATGCGGGAAAACCAATTATAACAATTAATGGTGTAGAATGGGATGCAAGATTATTTGCATTAGCAAGAGAAGGTCATGAAGTTGACACAGATGCTGAAATACTAAACAAATTTGGCAGCAGTTTAGATTGCAATCCAGACCATAACACACTAAAAACTAAAATTTCAAATAAATATGTAGGTACACAAGATGCAGATATGGAACAAACACACCACTCAAGAAATTCTGCAGACACTTGAGATGGAACTAGCCAAGACGCAGGCTGAATTGCGTTGTGCAGAAACAGATATACAAAAATCAAAGAATAGAATTGCGTTTTGTTTAACAGCAATTCATCATTTGCAAAATACAGATATGGAGAAATAAGATATGAAGTTAAGTCAACTTGCAGCAAAACCAGTACTAATCAAAGTAGAACTAGATGATGAGGACACCATTAAAGAATATGGTGAGCCTCTAGAGTTTTGGGTCCTAGACCGTCAACCCATTGACAAATATGTTGAAATGGCCAAGACAGGCGCAGATAATATTGGGGAAATGGTACGCATTGTTAATGGATTAGTATTAGATGAAAATGGAGAAGTCATTGCCCGTGATGGTTTGGTTTTTCCAGGCAAACTAATGGTTAGAATTTTACATAAGGTGGTAGAAACACTGGGAAACTAACACGCGAGCATTTGCCAGAGGAGTCAGTTGAATTAAACATGGTATTGGTAATTGACGCATTGGGTAAAAGATATGGACTGTTACCCAGTCAAGTAATGCAAGAAGCCAATACATTTGATATTTTTATTATGGATGCAGCACTAACATATGAAAATCATCAACATGAAAAGGCAATGAATAAGAATAAAAAATTAGCAGCACCTAAAAAGGTTACAGCAGTAACAGATGAAGAAATGTTAGAGAAGTATAAGAAGTTTAAGGAAAAGAAATGAAAATCAGCATTGACCTAAAAGATTTTAAAAAACTTATGCAGTTAAATCAATCTGCAGGTCAACACATGCTGGATGATGCTTATATTTTCTTCAAAGAAAAGACTCCAATTAAGTCAGGCAATGCTCGCAGAAAAACAGTTAAAGATAATCAAAGAAAAACCATAACAGGTGACTATCCTTATGCACAACGTTTAGATGAAGGTTGGAGTAAGCAGGCACCAGAAGGTATGGTCCAACCTACCATTGATTATATCAATCAAAGGCTCAGCCGCTACTTAAAAGGAAACTAACATGGCATCAATTAAAGTCACACTTGAACTAGATGACAAAGAATATGTAAGTAAGTTAAAAGCTGCTGAAACACAGACAAAAGCGTTAGGTGCCGCTGGAGCCAGTGCTGGTACTGCTGGTGCTGCTGGTATTGGTGCAATGACTGTTGCAATGCGTGGCTTACAAGCTGCTTCAATGGCGGCAATGTCAGCTATGGCTCCACTGTTGGCCGCGGTTGCTACATTTCAAACTATTAGTGCAGCATTTACGTTAGGTGATGATATCAGTGACCTTGCAGCTGGTAGTGGTATTGCTGCCGCAAGTATCATTAATCTACGTGCTGCATTAGCTGCAAGTGGCGGTAGTGCTGATGACGCAGCATTAATGATTGCTAAATTGACCAACAACTTGGAAGCCGCTACCGAGATGGGTAGCCAAGCACAAAAGAACCTGTTAAAGTTGGGCTTTAGCCTAGAAGATATTCAAACAATGACGCCTGAAGAGGCATTACGCCAAACCATTGTAGGTCTATCACAGATGGAAGATCCTATACAGCGTAATGCTATGGCCTTTGACATGCTCGGCAAAAGAGCAGCTCAAATTGATTGGAATAATGTTGAGCAAAGCACACGTACAATTACAGCAGAACAAAAAGCACAAGCAGAAGCAGCAGAACGTGTAGGTGAAGCATTTGATGTAGTAGGCGCAGCATTTAATAGTACAATGTTAGCACTTATGGATTTACTGTCACCATTTGCTGATTTAATTACCGCTCTAAGTAACAGCAGTGAATTAAGTGGTGTTACTAGTGTTATCTTCACTACGCTTAAGGGTGTTTTTGCATCAACAGCAACAATAGCATATGGCTTAGCACAAACTATTATTGGTTTGGTAGATGGCATTTATAGTTTAGGTAAAGCAGGCGTACAGGTATTGTCACGTGATATAAGTGGTGCAAGCAATACATTTAATAGTATGCTTGGACGCCAAGAAGAACGGCTTAAGAAAACAGGTGATTTTGCTGTAGGACAATGGAATAGAATTGTTAACCCACCTGCACCCACCGGTAGAGATAACAATACACCACGCCGCGCACTTAGACCAGGCGCAGGTGATGCAGCCAAAGCTAACAGAGAAGCTGAAGCATATGAACGTCAAATAACACAGGCTATTGAACTTGGTAATGCAATTGAAGCACAAACAACTAGTTTATCTAAAAAATATGATGTTGAATTAAAGAATATTGGTCTTACACAAGATCAAATTAGATTAAACAATGAACTTGCTGCTTTAAATGAAAAACAATTAGCTGATATTGCAAAAATTGAAAGTTTGAATAAACTTTCTGATGCTGAAAAGGCAGCAAGAATTGAAGAGATCAATAAAAAATATGCTGATCAAGAACAAACAATTAGAAATGGCAACCGTGCTGTAAATGATGCTGTATTAGCAGAACAGCGTAGACTGCGTTTACTGCAAGAAATTTCAGAAGCCCAAGCACGTCTTGTAAAACGTCAATATGAAGGGTATATTGTACAACAAGAATTACAACAAGCAGTAGGCAATCAAGGTTCTAGAGAAACACAAAGAAATATTGAAAGACTTAGAATTGAAGGCAATTTTCTAGCACAAAGAACACAGTTAGAAAAAGATTATGCTAACGCCATTGAACAAAGTCAAAAAGATGATATTGAACGTAGATTAAGAACTCTTCAAGATGGTTATAATGAAGAAATAACTGCCTTAAAAAATAAAATTTTAGTAGAAGATACCCTGCGTCAAAGTCAACGTGCTGGTATGGTAAGCGTGCTTGAAAATTTAGCTGATAGTGTTACACCATTCCAAGTTGCTGTTGATGCTACCAGTGCAGTCTTTGGTAATCTAGAAAATGCAATCAGTGACTTTGCTAAAACAGGTAAGTTTAACTTTGGTGAGTTTGCTAAGAGTGTTATCAGAGATTTAATTGCTATTACACTAAGAGCAATCATCTTAAGAACCATTCTAGCTGCATTTGGTAATATATTTGGCGGTGGCGGTGGTGGTGGCACAGCAATGACATTGAATACTCAAGTACCTGATACAGGTATTAGATTTGCAGCAGCAGGTGGTCCAATCCGCGCTAACCAAGGTTACATTGTTGGTGAAAAAGGACCAGAGTTCTTTATGCCTAACACATCAGGTACAATGGTACCAAATCATGCATTGGGTGGTTCAACTGTTGTAAATTATAACATAAATGCTGTTGATGCAACAAGTTTTAGAGATCTAGTTGCACGTGATCCAGAATTTATCTACAGCGTAACACAAGTTGGCGCACGGAGAATACCAAGATGAGCTTACAAACAATAATTAATGATGCAGTAGGCATAGAATTCATTAGAAGAAAAGTTGCAGGCCAAACAATTAGCCGCAGTGGACAGGTTAAAATTGCCAGCATTGCTAGTAATGTGCCATGGCAAATGATTGTTGAGCCACGGCCCGGTATGATTTGGGAAGATTACCGTGATACGCTGGAAGAAATTGATAGATTAGACCGTGTATTCATTGAAGTAATTGATATTGGTAATACTAATCCAAATTTAAATTATATTACTGCATACCAAGGTGGTTTAAGCACAGCACAGATTAACCAAGTGAAAGTAAGCAGTGGTGCAAACCTAACGCTTACATTGAATATGGCAAACGTAACTGGTACAACTGCCGGTACAATATGTTTTGAACCAGGTGATCTAGTTCAATTGAATGGTAATTACAAATATCCATATACTGTGACCAGCAGAGTATTACGCGGTAGTGGCAGCACCATTGCTGTGCCTATTCATAGACCATTTATTGATCAAGCTGGTTATACTGAAGCAAACGCAGGCATTGTTGTGGGCAGTAATGTAACTTGGCAAATGGTTATGACCAAAAAGCCAAGTTACAAAGTTATACCAGGTAGATTTATAGAATGGTCAGACAATTTTGAATTAGTTGAAGTTATAGAGGATTAAAGATGGCAACACCTATTACAGCAGTACAAGATAATAACATTAGTCATGCACTATTCATTGATTTAGATCTAGATGGCAATGTTTATTATATTAGTAATGCTTACAAACCAATTACCATAGATGGTAACAGTTATACTGAACTTGGTGCTTTCTTAGGTATTAATGAAATCCGTGATGACCTTAAGGTTACTGGTGGTGATTTAGCCATAGCACTTACTGGTATCCCTAGCAATGAAAATTACGTTGACATAATGTTAAGCTATCCAATCAAAGGTGGTAATGTTGTGGTACGCAGAGGTTTTTTCAACACAGATACACTAGTGCCAATTAGTGGTCAAATATTTGAAAGATACAGAGGTATCATTACTAATTTCTCTATTGATGAAACAGAAAATATTCTAGAAGGTGATTTAGTTTATACCATTACTGTTACCTGTGCAAATATTAACACCCTGTTAGGTAATAAAGTCACAGGCCAAAGAACCAATAGCAGTGATAGAACAAGATTCTATCCCGGTGATATTAGTTTTGATAGAACAGCAGTAATTGCCAACACTGGCTTTGACTTTGGTAAGAAATTTACAGGTGGTACTGGTTATGGTGGAGGAGGCGGCGGAGGCCGCGGCTTTGAAGATTTTAATTATAATTTAAATTAAGGTGTAGGTATGATTAGATATGCAGGTATAAAAGATTTTGATAGGATCATGCAATTAATGGTCAACTTTGCAAATAGTGCGCCATTAGCCAGCTATCATGATCCTGAATATAATTATAAAGGTGTGCAAAATTTCCTAGCAACTGTTATGAATTCAGGTTGCATTATTGTAGGAGAGCGTGATGGACAAATACAAGGAATGTTAATTGCACAAATTTGCAGTGATCCTTGGTTACCACATGTACGCACACTAAAAGAATTAGCTTGGTGGGTAGAACCTGAATATAGAAATACAAGTTTAGGTTATAAGATACTCATGAAATATATTGAAACAGGTAAAAAGATCAAGGAGCGCGGAATGATTGATAATTTTGTGTTAACCAATATGTCAATTAGTCCAGACTTTGATTTAGCTGCACGCGGATGGCGTGCAATAGAAACAAATTACGTATATGAGGGTGCATAAATGGCAATTTTTACAGCAATAGCCACAGCCATTGTAAGTGCAATTGGTATCAGTACTGCTACCATTATTGGTACACTTACTTGGGCTAGTTTAGCAACAGGTATTATTGCCACTGGTCTTGCATTAGGTACTGCAAAACTTCTAGGTGTATTCAATGTGCCCAAAATGGACATGAAGGATCCTGGTGTTAAAATCCAATTACCTCCAAGCACAGACAACAAAGTACCGCGCCTTTATGGCCGCAATTTCACAGGCAGTATCATTATAGATGCTGAAATTAAGAATCAAAATAAGACCATGGCCTATGCAATGGTTATCAGTGAACATTCACCCAATGATACTTGGAGCATAAACAAGATCTATAGAGGTGACACTGAATTAGTATTTGGATCAGGTGCTAATGCACATGTGGTACAAAGTATTATTGATCCTAATGCAACTGCAAGTACTGTGGTAACAGGCAAAATGCGTTGCCGTGTTTATGCAGGTGGCAGTGGTAGTGCTAAACAAATTTTCCCAGTGCCTGGTGGTAGCGTAACAGCAGCAAATGCATATGGCCTTGGCAGTGGACAGTTTAGCAATTGGACCAGCGCCAATACAATGGATGGATTGGTCTTTGCTATTTTTGAAATAGATTATGATCAAGAAAATGGTTTGTTGGGTTTAGATAATATTACTTTTGATATCAATAATGCACTTAATGAACCTAGCAATGTGCTCTTAGACTACTTACGCAATGAACGTTATGGCGCAGGTATCAGCAACACAATGATTGATACCACAAGTTTTAATGATTGGTTTACATATGCTAATACACAGGTAAACTATACAGATAGCAGCAATGTTACACAACAGCACAGCAGATATCAAATTGATGGTGCGCTCAGCACATTCAATACCTGTAAACAAAGCATTGATAAAATTTGTCAAGCTGGTGGTGCATTTTTTACATATAATCCTAAGAAAGGACAATTTGGTGTAGTTGTTAACCGTGCAGCTACAGCAGGTGAACTTGCAAATGCATTTGTGCTCAATGATGATAATATCATAGGCAAAATACAAATTACTTCAACTGATTTGTTTAGTTTATTCAATCAAATTGAAGTTGAATATGCCAGCGTGAATCAAAAGGATCAAACTGATGTTTATTTTGCTGAAGCCAATGTAAACATACGTAATCCTAATGAACCAGACAACAAACTACAATACCGTTTGGACATGGTTAATGACAGAACCCGCGTTGCACAATTAGCAAACATTGATCTTAACCAAAGCCGCATCAGCACAGTTATTAACCTAACCGCAGACTTTAGCGCAATGCAAGTTGATGTAGGTGATGTGGTTAAACTCACTGTGCCTCTATATGGCTATACAAATAAACTATTCCGTGTAATGCGTACCACTGAAGTTGAAGATGCAGATGGTATGATCACAATCAAATTGGTATTGTTAGAATATGATGCAGATGTTTATGGTGATTTGTTAACGCAGGAAGACTTGCCAGGACCAGTAACAGGTATTACAAACTGGTGGGTATTGAATAGTAATGCTGTGTTAACCATTGGCAATATTACAATTGTAGATGACCCAACAGGTTCAAATGCTGAACAATATAATGCTACAACAGGTAGCTTTGTAGGCAATATTTCTCTAGCAACTGCAAAAAGTCAGTTTGGCAGCTTCTATGCCAACAGTACATTTATTAATGTGCCTATTAAACCACCTGTAAACACAAACTATAACTTTGCCCGTGTTGCTGTTGTCAATAGTACAGGTAATGCTACACCTGTAGTTTATACTCAAACACCAACAGCAGTTACCAGCACAAATGGTTACTTTACAGATGATGAATTTTACAATTTCTCTATAGGTACTGCGTCATTGGTAAAAGATGCACCAATCTATCTAGAAATACAAATGCAGGACACAGGTAGTGGTGCAGCCAGTAGAACATTTACCACTGCAACATTGAACATTTTACCTGTAAACACAGTAGATGGTAACACTGATATTAAACCAGGCACAGTAACAGGTAATGTTATTGCACCTAATACAATTACTGCAAATAATTTTATTATCTTTGCACCAGGCGCACAAATTCAAGAAGGCGGCCTTGCCAATACCAGCTTACCAGGCAACGTAGTATACCGTAAACTTATTACTCCAGTAGAATATGATCTCAGAGGACTAGAGGCTAACGTAGATTATAGTATTGATGCTGTTGCAGAAGTAGTGGGTAGTTTGCCACCGGTAAGTGGATCAGGTGGTGGATATACCATAGCATTTAGAACCAAAGCCAATGTTACTTACAAATACAGCGGTAATAGTTCAACTTACACATATGATTATACACCTGCTAGTAGTGTGCTTAATTTAGATGATCCATATCCACCTACAGCATTCATTCCAGCTGGTGGTGTTATTACACTTAACCCAGCTGAATTCTTCCCAGGTGATGCAAATGGCACATTGGTAAGTGCAAACATTTGGTTAGAAGGTTATAACACAATGGGCAATGCAATTGCTGGCCGAGGATTTGAAGGAATGAAATATCAATTTCTAAAACTCAATAAGGGCAAAAAATAATGTATAGAATATTATATCACAGAGATACTGGTCTTATTGAACGCTGCATAGATATGAATGATGAAATGTTAGCAAAAAATCTTGCTAATAATCCTCATTGGTCATATCTAGATGGTTATCTAGATAATGCTAGTAAGAAAAAAGTTAATTTACAAACCATGGCAATTGAAGAGCGTGAGCCATTCCAACCTAACATTGCAGATTACATACGCAGTAAGCGTGCTAATTTATTACGCAATAGTGATTGGACAGATACTTTATCTGCTAAAACTAGACTAGGTGATGACTTATATAACCAATGGCAAACATATAGACAAGCATTACGTGACATGCCAGATACAGTCTCAGTAAATACTGTTGAAGAGATTGTTTGGCCCGCAAGACCATAAGGAATTATTATGTCTATTAGTAGAAGATTTTATTTAGATAAAACAAAAAATTTAACTACTATTAGTACCACGCTGACTCTTACACCTTCATTAAGTAATTTTGGTCAAACAGTTACCTGGACCGTATCAAGTAATTTAATTTCAAAAACATTAAGATTTGAAATATTAGGTGCCAATGTTGAACATTTTGGTAATGCTGCACTTTCAGGCACACTAGTAACCAATGGTGCTGGTACAGGGACACTTGTAAGAAATCTAGATAAATTTTATGAATATAATAGTAATACAAATGTTAGTGTGCAAGTTAAAATTTTTAGTTTAGCAAATACACAATTAGCTACAAGTACTAGTAATGTTCTAATTAGACAAGCAAATACATTTACTGCAACTGGCGGAAATATTTCAACATTTACCGGCGGAGTAGATAATTTATCAGGTGAATATACTGTACATAAATTTGATACAATAGGTTTAGCTAATCTTACTGTTACAAATGTAGGCACCTATAGTGGAGCAAACATTGACGTTGTTGTAATTGGCGGTGGTGGCAATGGTGAAAGTGGCTTTTGGACAAATTCTCCTTCAGGTTTAACAAATGCACAGCTAACAGCAAAAGAATTAGGATCTTTTACAGCTAATTCTGGAGCAGGTGGTGAAGGAGGCCGAGTTACCTCAACAACTATTACTAATAACGGATTTAGTTTAGCAAATTATACTATTGGTGTAGGTAATTCTACTTTAAGCAGTCATTTTAATACTCCATTTTCAAATATTACTGCAGCCGGAGGCCGCAGTGGTCAAATTAGTGGCAGCGGTGGTGCTGATGGTATTAGAACATATGGCAATGCTACACTTACTTGGAGAGAAACCTCCGGAGGTGGCGGCCATGGATCTGCTGGATTAGGTACCGGTGGTACTGATGGTTTAGGTGGCGGAGGCGGTGGTGCAGGACCTAGGTTTTATGGGTGGTTCACAGGTGCTATCTTTAAGACAGCAATCAATTATTATACAAATCCAC